ACTAAAAACGGACAAGCTTACACCGCAAGAACTCCTAGACATTTACACGTGGGAAAAGAAAATGCGCCTAGCTAAGTCGGTTAAAGCCGTTACAAAACAACTTGTAATGCACAACCGCGTTTACTTTAAGTTGCATTTTGACGACAAAAACAAGCTACATAAAATCGAAAACGTAAGCCCCGAAAAAGTCCGTATAAATAACAAAAAATCATGTTACTATTTGTGCGACGACTGGGCTTCACGTATCGACGTCGAAGAAGTAAAACCATACCACCCGCTTAACACGGACAAATGCCAGCTTTATAGCTACGAATTACCTAGCATCGGTCAAGATTATTACTCATTACCGCAGTATTCAAGTGCTTTAAACTTCGCCTTTTTGTCGGGCGAACTTAGTTACTTCGCAAAGTCGAACATTCAAAATAGTATTTTCCCCGCTTTCGCAATGATGTTTCCTAAGCGTCCGCAAAGCGAAGAAGAAAAGAAAGTATTACGCGACACAATAGACCGCATGAAAGGCGCTGCTAACGCTGGTAAAGGCGTGGCGTTCTTTGCGAACTCGGCCGACCAATTACCGAAAATCGAAAGCATACCTACCAACCAAAACGACAAACTTTTTCAAGAGGCTAGCACGTTAAACACCGAACAAATTTGCTTTGCCCATACAATCGACCCTATCTTAATGGGTGTACGCACAACGGGTTCGCTAGGCGGTGGCGCTGACATCAAACAAGCTTACGTAATCTTTGAAAAGAACGTAGTTATTCCGTTGCGTGAAATGGTTACCGAAATATTCACAGAACTATTGAACATTTCTAGACTCAAAGCGGACTTTACTATTAAGAATTTCCAAATTATTAACGAAACAATTGTAGAAGTAGAAGGCGACGCTAGCAAAACACAAGACGCATTGAACGCAATGAGTCCGCTTGTAGCTACTAAAGTTTTGGACACCATGACACCTAACGAAATCCGCGCCCTTGCAAGCTTACCACCCGTCGAAGGTGGCGACGTAGTAGCTTCACAACAACCCGCCCAAACATTTAAGAAATGATTTACTTTATAACCGAAACTTACCTAAAGACGAACACGCCAATTACGGCTAACGTAGACGTAACAGACGTAACACCTTACATTGCTACGCAGTCGGACTTAAGAGTACAACCAATTCTAGGTACAACGTTCTACAAGTACCTTTTAAACGCATATAACACCCAAACTTTAACGAACGACGAAGAAACGTTGGTAGAGTTTATACAACCCGTTGTGGCTTGGCGTAGTGCTGAGGATGCCGTCTTTGGTCTTTCTTACCAACTTAAAAACAAAGGTATTCAAACGCAATTTGGTGACTATTCTGGTAGCGTTTCCCGCGCTGAGGTTGCGTTTTCAATGGAGCATTACGCACAAAAAGCTAGTTTCTACGAACAACGTTTGATTAAATACCTTTTAGCTAACAAAAATTTGTACCCGCAATTCACTAGCTTAACAAATAAAGACACGGACTTGCGCCCACAGATTGAGGCTTGCGACTGCGTGGGTACATGCTGGGGACGTTGCGGCCAACGTTACAATGACAACGGCTACAATAACGCTATAATGGTATTCTAATGACTGAGTTTGTAACCATAGTAAAAAAGTACGGCGTTACGGGTGTTTTATGCCTATGGTTATGGCACACGGACAACCGACTTAACAAGGTCGAAACGGCCCTTTACGACTGCTACAAAACTCAAAGCTTTAGACAAGCAACCAAAACACGAATAGACTTACCCGTTCAATTACTTGCAGTCTTACCAAATGATAAAAGAACTAATAAACGAAACCCTAAGGCCTAGCGGCAAATGGTCAATTAAAAGGCTATCCGCTTTTACGTCGTTTTGGATTGCGGTTTTTTACGCTTTCGTTCCTTTAGTTACCGCGTTTAAAGTACATGAGTTCGTGTTTATTGGTTTGCTTACTTACTCGGCTACGTCTTTAGGTCTAAGCGTATGGAATAAGAAAATAAAAGCACCCCACTCGACTGCTCACGATTGAACACCGAGAACCCCCCGTCGATAACGTTGGCGGGGTTTATAATGTCCCGTAAATAGCGCAAAAAACTGGACAAATGTACATTTAAAAACAAGTTATGATAACAACCGCCCAAGCCTTAGCAAAATACGGACAACCTAACGAACGGGGAACGTACCTAACTACCATCAATTTGCCGTACCCAATGCGCATAGCGTGGGACATCGACACCAAAGTAACAAAGATGCGTTGCCATAAGCTAGTCGCAGATGCGTTTTTAAGCGTGTTTAACGAACTTTTAGCGGTGTATGGTTACCAACGTATTGTCGAACTAGGAATAGACCTTTACGGGGGTTGTTTTAACTTTCGTAAAATGCGCGGTGGTTCTTCATGGTCGCGTCACTCTTGGGGTATTGCAATAGATTTAGACCCCGCACGTAATACATTAAAAGAAACTTCTAAGACTGCGCGCTTTGCACGTCCCGAATACGCGCCAATGATTGCTATTTTTGAAAAACACGGGTTTGTTTCACTAGGTAAAGCTAAAAATTATGACTGGATGCACTTTGAAATCGCCAAGTAAACTCATTTTGTCGCTTTTATTGGCAATACTTGCGACAAGTTGCGGGGTAAATTACCACGTTCGTAAAGCCTTTAAGAAGGGTTACCGCTGCGACGAGGTCGCGGACACAATTACAATAACTTCTATAGACTCCATCCCGTACGTTTTAAGGGACTCTATTATGTGGGAAAGGGTATTAGTCCAAAAAGATACAATAGTGCGTTACAAGCGTTCTTTCGTGCCTCAAACGCGATTTGAGAAGCGTATCGAGTACAAGCTCAAGCGTGATACCCTGCGAATGATTGAAAAAGTAGAGGTTGTCAAATGGAAAACTGAAAAGCGCAAGAATGCTAAACCGAACATATTATTGTTAGTTTTGGGATTTGTAGTAGGAATGATAACCAACTGGCTACTGCGCAACTTTAAACCAACGCTATGAGACAAACACGCTATCGCTTAAAATCAGATGAGGTAGAAATCATTGAACAATACAGAGCGATAAAAAAAGAATCTAACTCAATGGGGTTAGATGACAAGGACGTAAAACACGGATGGATAAAATCTAAGCAGGCATCATTATTCTTTAAGAATCCAAACTTTAACGGACAAGAAGACAAGTTCAACGAGTTCAAAGATGAGTTGTTGGAAGAGATGGCAAAGCATAGTCCGTCTTACCCTACGATAACACGAACCCAAAGCGAAGAAGGACACCTGTTAGTTATAGACCCTGCTGACATCCACATAGGAAAACTATGCGATGCGTTTGAAACTGGAGAAGAATATAACTCTCAAATAGCCGTACAACGTGTTTTAGAAGGCGTACAAGGCATTTTAGACAAGTCCGCAGGCTTTCATATAGACAAGATATTATTCGTTGGTGGAAACGATATTCTCCACATAGATACTCCAAGACGAACTACTACCTCAGGCACTCCACAAGACACCGATGGGATGTGGTATCGTAATTTTCTAACCGCAAAACAATTATATGTTGAGATTCTTGAAAAACTCATTGCTTTGGCTGATGTGCATTTTGTGTTCAATCCTTCTAACCACGATTACACTCACGGATTCTTTCTTGCTGATTGTATCAAAACACATTTTCGTCAAGCTACAAACATTACTTTCGACTGCTCTCTTCAACATCGCAAGGCTTATAGATACGGAGAGAACCTAATCGGAACTACTCACGGAGATGGAGCGAAGCAGCAGGACTTACCGCTATTGTTAGCTACTGAGTTTCCTATGGAATGGAGCTTAACCAAACACAGGTATGTTTATATGCACCACGTTCACCACAAACTATCTAAAGACTATCAGGGAGTGACCGTTGAATCATTGCGATCAGCATCAGGTACGGACTCTTGGCATCACCGAAACGGCTATCAGCACGCTCCGAAAGCTATCGAAGGATTCTTGCACCATAAAAAACACGGACAAATTGCACGTTTAAGTCACATCTTTTAGTATATTTGTGACACCTGCCACTATTCATAGCGTAAGAGCCTCCTTAATCGGGGGCTTTTTTGTTTAATATAGTATACCTAATCGGGTATATTCCGACTAAATGCATATTATATTGCACCTTTTCGGGTACTCATGTCACAAAGTAAGGGTAAAACCTGACGAAAATTGTAACAAAATCAGGGTAAAACCTTACACTCAAAAAATAAATGTGAAAAAAAATTAAAAATTTGTTTACAAATGTGAACATATTTGCAAATGTTCCGTATATTCGCAGAAACAAAAACAATTTATTATGAACAAAGAACAAATCATCGACCTACTAAAAGCCCAAGAGGCTGAGCTCTACACCGAGCTTCTTGAATTGCGTGCAGCATTCGGAGCTACTGACAGAGGAACGCTAAACACCCAAGCGAGATGGGGTGCAATCGTAAACATTTTAGATACAATCGAAGAGAATGAAAACAATTAAATTTCTATTCGCTGACCTCAACCAAGATGAGCGTCAGTTCCTTGGTGGTGCAGCTGTGATGGTTGCCGGACTCGCATTCATATTCTGGTTGACGACAACCGTATCAAGACCAGTGATGGACCATCCAAGCATCGACCCACAAACATATCAAGAGCAGAGCTATGAGCTCTCAGCTTCATATGATAAATATGTAAACAGAATCTATAATGAAAAATATGGAAAATAAGTATTGGTTTGCAGAGGAGTCATCGAATGCCTCAGCCAACAGCATCATCGTTGATGTGTACACTCGCCAGGATGATGAGCACATCGGCACAATTAAATTAATTTACAGCTTTGATAAAAGAAACAACTATGAAGAATGGACTATTGAATCAACCGAATGGCATAAAGACCTCACCCTTGAAGAGTGCGATGAGGCAATGCAAGAACTTATTGACAGCGCAACCGAGAACTTCCACGAGTTCGCCTTCGAGTGCTACAACTATGACCCAAGAGAGGATGATGACGAGTGGTGGTGCATTTAGTCACTACCAGCGCAACAGATTTTGGACATCATTCAACCACGATCTATACAACAGAATATGTGAAATCAAAATGCAAGAGATATGAATAAGGAATTGGCAAGAGATATTCTATGGAATTTCTGCAAAGAGAAAACAAAAGACGGAAAAGACCTTCCAATTTATGATGAGGTAGTGACAAAAACATATGAAAACAATGTACTTGCTACCTGGACATTCAGAGGATTGTTAAAATTTATTTACGAATTAGAAGATAAAAAATGAGATTCAAACTCACATACCACATCGGGCTCGCAGTCGTGCAAGAGTGGATATTCACCAGCAAGTCATTGGCATACTGGAAAAAGATGGACCTGATTGAGACCGGTCGATATAATGATGGCAAATTTAAAGTGACACCTATATAAATAAACAACAAATTATGACTAAAACAATGCAAGAGATTCTCACTGAAGTGAATCAAGAAATCGTAAAAAATGACCTGAACTTCACACCTGGTGCAGACAACCGAGCTCGTCACAAGGTGTACCAGCGTTACTACTTATTTTTATTCCTTCGCACTCATCGACTAACACTGGAGGAGATAGCCAAGATATTTGGAATGGACCATTCAACAGTCGTGTATG